TGGGGCGGGGTGTCGGTGGCTCTCGCTACAGAGAAACCGGCTCGGCGTCGGCGTCGAGCTGCAGGCCGAGCCGGTCAGGCTGGCACGAGACCGGCGAACCAGCGCGGGTTGTAGTAGTTCACGCGCGGCATGGTGTCGCGGTCGCCCTTCGAGCTGTTGCATGACGTGCAGCTGGCCACCAGGTTGTCGAGTGAGTCGGGGCTGCCGTCGCGTCCCTCTCTGATCCACGTAGCCTTGGACACCACGTGATCAGCTGTCGCGTTCTTGCCCTCGATCAGCTCGGCTCGGCAGTAGGTGCAGATCCAGCCGTCACGGTTCAGGCACAGCAGCCGGTTGCTCTTGTACTCGGCCGATCGGCTGCTGTGCTGGCTCATGCTGCTGCCAGGTCGTGCAGGATGCGCTGCACCACGGCCGGATCGAACCGACGATCCCCGCCGATCGTGCGCGTGCAGGGGATCTTGCCGGCGTCGGCCCACCGGCGCACGGTCTCGACTCGGACGCCGAACAGCTCGGCCACCTGGCCGGCGGTCAGCTTCTTGGCGTGGGCGGGCAGCGGGGCGTTGGTAGCTACAGCGGTCATGGTGGGCATGGCGGTGGGGCTTGGCTCTCTCGGATTGTGGGGATTGTCGGGGTTGTGGCGAGATCGTGGGGGCCGGCGTCGGGGGTCGCCGGCGGTTGGCGCTCAGGCAGGCAGCAGCTGCTCGATCGCTCGACGCTGATACGGGTACAGGTGGATGCCGTGCCACTCGATCCAAGCGAGCACGTCGGCCGCGTCAACGCGTTCGGCCGCGATCCGGTCGATGCCGAGATCCAAGCGGTCGAGCTGCGCGACGATGCCCCCCAGAGCAACGCTACCGGCGGTCACGAACGCCTCGGCGGCATCGACGGCTTGCGGTCCGGTAACGATCAGCTGAGTGCGAGCTGCGTCGAGTTGGGCACCTAGGGATCGTGCGGCGTTCAGCAGTCGGGTCTGTCGTGCTCGTCGTGCTCGGGTGGCTGCTGCTCGGGCGTGCTCTGTCAGCTCTGACAGGCGGTTGGCTGCTGCGGTGGTCTCGGCGCTCGGGTTGGTCACTGTGTTGCTCTCGGGGTGTGGGGTTTGTGGGGTATGTCCCTTCGCCCTGCTCGATGGTGAAGGTAGGTGAGGGGGTTGGGAACTATGGCCCCCCCTAGCTCATTTCTGAACTCGGGAGGGGCGCATGGGATCTGCTCGACGGAGCCAGGCGGAGCCTAGGGAGATCACCACGGCACGCGGGGTTAGCGCGTCACGGACGGGATATGAGCTAGGGGGATGGATTGGGGGCCACTGCAGCGCCCGGTCATGCCTTGACCGCTGCGCCCCTAGCTCTCGGGCTGGCACCGGGACTGATTACCCGTTCTTGTTTCGCTGTCGCCTACAGCGTTGGTGACCCTCGTAGGCCGCGTATTCGGTTATCGCCCCTCTGCGGGGCGCTTGGTGGGGGTCGTGGTCGCATGGTTGGGATTCTAGACACATGGGAAGTCTCAGCGCACATGTAGCGAGTCGCTGGCATTCCTCGCGGTGTGTCGGCATAAATGTAGATACCTAGCGATACACTCACACGCATGACACTTATTCAGATCGACAGCAGCGCGCTGCCGGAGATCCTGCGGGCCACGCGTGGCGCTGCGGGTCTCTCGATGCGCGACATGGCGCGTCAGGTCGGCGTGAGTCACGGCACGATCTCGGCGTGGGAGCGCGGTATCTCCGAGCCGACCGTTTCGCAGTTCATGCGGTGGGCTGAGGTCGCGGGGCAGTCCCCCGAGCGACTGCTGCCCTCGCACGCCGCTTGACAGCTGGCCAGCAGCTCGCGCCCCACGATCGCCTCGGACTGGCGACGTGGGGCGCTTTGTCATGCCCGCGTGTCACTTGACATGTCCATGTCAGTGTCACTAGACATGTCCATGTCAACGTCACATGTCCAGGAAGGGCACACCATGGAACTGATCGCCCCCGAGCCGGCTAAGCGGCCGGCCACTTCGATGATCTCGATCGACGCATTCGCAGCGCAGCGGAAGGTGGCCACGCGCACGGTGCGCCGCTGGCTCGACGCCGGCCGGATCACCGGTGCCACGAAGGTAGCCGGCAAATGGCTGCTGCCGGCCGACGCGATCGTGGCCGAGCCGCTGCCCGGTGTCATGGACACTGTCAAAGACACGTCAGCCCCCGTTGCGCTGCACGGCGCGGCCGAGCTGACCGTGGCCGGCGTGCTGGCCCCGCTGCCGGTCATGGTGCCGATCTCCACGGCCGCGCACGTGCTCGGCGTCAGCGAGTACACCATGCGCCGTAACGCCGACTACTTCGAGCTGCAGCGCATGGGCGAGAACGGCAGCTACGTGATGCCGAAAGCACGCATCCGAGAGCTGGAGGGCTGACCATGGCAACGCGCACGATCGAGCTGCTGACTGACGATCTCGACGGCAGCGACGGCGACGACGTGGCCACGGTCACGTTCGGGCTGCAGGGCGTCACGTGGGAGATCGACCTATCCGCCGAGAACGCCGCGCAGCTCGACCAGCTGCTGCAGCCGTACATGGACGCCGGCCGGCGCGTGAAGCGACCACGCCGCCGGCGCTCTGGGAGCCTCTGAGAGCGCCGAACACGACAGCGCCCCCCGCCGTATAGGCAGGGGGCGCTGTTTCGTGCTCTCAGCGGCTCTCAGAGCGGCGCGCCGGTCTTATCGACGTAGAGCACGGCCATGATCAGCGGCAGGATGACGGCCAGAGCACCCTCGGGCAGCCAGCCGGCGAACACGGCAGCCGCGACGGCCGCGCCGGCGACGCCGTAGGCCCACCGGCGGAATGCCGGCGTCAGGAAGCGCTCAGAGCTGGCGCGCAGCTGCGCACGGCGCTGCCGGCGCGTGAGGGGGGCGGGATCGGTCATTCGGGGTCTCCATTCTCGAACAGGTGATCGGGGATCGGCAGGGGCACGTAGCCGCTGCGGTATGCGTGGTCATGCTGCTGGCGGATGTACGCCCAGAGCCGGTTGTTCATCACCTCGACGCTGGCCAGCCGGCGCTCGATCCGGCCCATGCGCCCGTAGCGGGCGTTCAGCCAGGCACCGGACGCGCCGACCACGGCGACGATGATCAGCGCCCACTCGGTCGCGGTCACGTGACGGGGGCCGTCCACGCTGCGGCCCACGTGGCGGGGCCGATCTTGCCATCCACGGTCAGCCCCTTCTCGGCCTGAAACGCTCGGGCAACGTCGCGCGTCCGATCGCCGTAACGGCCGTCAGCGCCCGAGGGGCCGAGATCCCAGCCGCGCGCGATCATCCGCGCCTGCCACACCGCCAGGTGCTGCCCGTTGCCGTGGTAGCCGCTGACGCTCTCGCGGGGGCCGCTCTGAGGGCCGAAGTACCAGCCCCACGGCAGCGGGAACGCCGGCGCAGCTGCAGCCGGCGCGCCGCCGGCGATCCGGGCAGCCGTCCAGCCGATCGGCTCGATGCTGCGGCCGTGCAGGCGGATCTCGTAGTGCAGGCAGTCGCCGGTCGCGTTGCCGGTGCTGCCGACCTCTCCGATCTTCGCGCCCTCGGCCACGCGGCCCCGGCCGACGCTGACGCGTTCCAGGTGCATGTAGAGCGACGTGATGCCGCCGCCGTGGTCGATCACCACGGTGATGCCGGCGGCGTCGTTCATCCAGCCGGCGTGCGTGACCGTGCCGGCCTCGACGGCGTGAACGTCCTCGAACCCGATCAGGTCAGCGCCGTTGTGCTGCGAGCTGATCCCCACGCGGGGATCGCGGGGGCCGAACGGACTCGACACCTTCGGGGCGGTCTTGGCCCCGTTGGGGAACATGGTCATGGATCTCTCCTGTCTCTCGGGGGTTACTCGGCGGCGTGCTGCGCCTGCAGCTCGTCGTAGATCGGGGCCGGCTCGTCGGGGGCCGGCGCGGTCGGCTCGGTCGGCTCGGCCGGCGCGTCGGGGATCTCGGGGGCCGGCAGCGTGGCGCGGTAGGCGTCCAGCTCGATCTGCAGCGCAGCGGCTCGCTCGCCGGCAGCCGCCGCCTGAGCTGCAGCTGTCGCGCCGAACTCGGCTTGCATGGTCAGCAGCGCGATCTGCTCCTGCAGCACGGTCTCGATCAGGGTCATGGGGTGTCCTCTCGGGTGGACATGTCTAGGACATGTCAGGGGGGTTTACTTGGCTTTGATCACGTAGGCGACGGTCAGGAAGGGCTGCAGGTTGGTGTGCGCCTGCCCGCCGCCGCCGTCCGTGGCGGTCTTGTTCCAGTTGCCCTGATTGGTCGTCAGGTTGTTGCTCGGGGGCGCGCCGGCCGCTGCGATCGCGTTCTGCACGTAGACGGTCGTTCCACCGGACCCGCCCCACGAGAACCCGTGAGCGGCAGCGTTGGCGAACATGTGTTGGTGAGCCGGCAGCTGATCGGCCGTCAGCGTCACGCTCTTGGCCCCGCCCTTCTTGCCCATGGCGTTGAACTCGCTCTGCGCGGTGTCCAGGGCCACCAGGGCGCGCCCTCGGGCGTCGGGCACGTTGAACGTGGTTGTGCCGTTGCCGGCCCCGTAGGTGTCCCCGATCAGGGCGTACAGCGCGGGGTAGTCGGCACGCGAGAGCGCGCGGCCGTCCATCAGCACGTAGTTGGCCGGCGCAACGGGGCCGGCGAACGCGTGGATCGTGCCCACGGGGGCCAGCTGCTGCAGGATCTCGCCCACGCGGCGCTGCAGGCTGCGCACCGCTTCTTCGAGCTGTCTCAGGGCCATGTCAGAGCCTCCTAAGCGTCACGGTGACGATCCACCGGCGCGGGGTAATGTCGTGCTGCAGCGCGACGATCTGGCTGTCTTGCTCGGTGCCGTTGAATCGCACGGTGATGCGCTGGCCCACGTCCAGCGCGTTGGCAGCCGCCAGGTTCTCCTGCGCGTTCCACCGGAAGCTCGACACGAACAGGCGCGGCTCTGCAGACTCGGCCAGCAGATTGCCCAGCCGGTCGGTCAGCGACTCGTCATAGGGCGCTTGGTCCCACAGGTTGACTTCGAGCCGAGCCGAGCGCACGCCGAACGCGTCGATGCTCTGCTGCTCGACCACGATCAGATCGTCGTTTTCTTCGGTCTCGCGATCGTCCGATACGCCGTAGTTGGTCACGTCCAGCCGGTTGACCATGCCGCGCGTGTCATACGCGGCCGACACGTCGATGTAGTGCAGCGCCGTGTCGTCGGTCTCGTCGGTGAACACGGCCGAGACCGGCAGCGCGGTGCCAGGCAGCCGGAAGCGGGTCACGCCGTCCTTGCCCACGTACCAGCTCGCGCCCACGCTGTTGCACGCGAGATCGAAATGGTTCGCCAGGTTGGACTCGTAGACCGTTTCGCGCAGTCGCACCGGGTAGTCGGTCACCAGCTCGACCAGCTCGATGCCCGAGAACGCGACGCGCTCGACAGCCTCAGTGTCGGCCGGCACGGTGACGCCCTGAGCGAGCATGATCTGCAGCGTCGCGGTCGTGGTGTCGGCCACGAACTCGATACCGTCCCCTAGGGCCGTGAGCGCCGTTGTGACGGCCGTAACCGGCCCCGCGCCCTCTCCCACTACCTGCAGGCGATACTGACGCGCCAGAGCGGCGTTCTCGGTCAGCTGAGCGGATGCGCGGAAGCGGTAGGCGCTGCCGATTTTCAGCCCGGTGACGACGCGCTGCAGGCCGAGCTGCCCCGTGGTGAGCTGCGCCGCTGCCGTGGATAGGTTCTCGAGCACCAGAGCCTGCCGGCCGGCCACGGTGCCGCGTCGGATGCCCTCGGCCGTGAAAGCCGCCATGCCGGCCGGCAGCTGCCCTACACGGGTCCAGCCGTCGAGATCGCCCGAGCTGAGCACCAGCATGGTGTCGCGCGCCGCTGACAGCGCGTTGACGCCGCCGGCGGTGCGAGCTGCCACGCGCGCCCAGTAGCGCCGGCCCCCGGCCAGGCCGGCGACGGCGTGCTGCAGCACGTTGGCCACGTCGATGTTCTGCACGCCGACCGTGAACCCGGAATCCCGCGCAACCTGCAGGCGGTAGCCGGTCAGGCCGGTGGCAGGGTTGGGGGCGGTCCAGCTGGCCACCAGCTCGCCGGCGGCGTTCTGCGTCCAGCTCGTCAGCGTCGGGGCCGGCAGCCCCACGAACACGTCAGGCGCGCCGGCAGACCAGCCAGACCAGCCCCGGCGGTTGTACGCCCGCACGCGGAAGTAGTAGCGCTGTCCAGGCGTCAGCCCGCCCACGTCGTGAATCGGGCCGGCGTTGGCCGACGTGACCACGCCCTGAGTGAACCCGGCATCCGTGGCAGCTTGGAACTGCCATTGAGTGACGCCGGCCCCGCCGTCGTCGGGGATCGCGCCGGCGGTCACGCGCACGCTGTTGGTGGTGACGTTGCTCAGCGTCGGGGTGCCCGGTGCTGCCGGCGGCTTCGCGATCCGGGGGAAGTTGTCGAACCCGGCGACGTGCTGCAGATCGCGCCCGCCGTAGCGCAGCACCTGGCGGAAGGTGACGCCCCCGCGCCGGCCGTCAGCGCCGTGACCGATATTGACGTCCACGACGTCGAACCAGCGCACGCCACCATTGGGCACGCCCGAGGGCATGAACGGCTTTCCGCTGTGAATGTGCCAGGTGGTCAGACCGTCGATCTGGCCCCAATGCTCGCCGTAGTCCCCGAAATAGGAACTCGTCGCGCCGCCGGGGCCGACAACGGCTTTCAGGTAGCAGCGAACGGTTGAGTAGTTGCCATCCTCGTTCTGGCTCAGCAGATCCGCGCCGAGCACGAACGTGGTAGCCGGCGACGACTGGAATACGGAAATCAGGTCAGGCATTAGAACGCGTACACCTCTCGGGGCGCGCCCTGCGCGGGCGCTTCGATCGGGGACAGGGCAGAGCCGGCCAGCCGGCTAATGCGGCTCTCGAACGTCTCGAACCCGGTAGGGATCGCCACGCCGTAGCGCGGGGTCTCGCCGTGGGTCTTGACGGCATCCGCCACGGTGATGGTGGTCACGGCGCGCTGCCGGCCGGTGGACTTGTTCAGCGGGTAGCTGGATGCCACATCGACCACGCGGCCGGTGAACAGCTCCGACAGCCCGCCGGCCTGATCGCGCGAGATCCCCCGGACCTCTTGGCCCGGTGCGAACGTGCCGCCGGCCATGGGGTCCTCGGCGTCGAGCAGCTGGAAGGTCATCAGCCCCACGTCGGTTTTCACGCCGACGCTCTGCCGAGATCCGCCGCGCCTAATCGTGAGCTGCAGCGCATCCGCCATGCCGGCCGGGTACCAGCTCGGCAGCAGTGGCGTGACGGTGATCGAGTCCAGCAGCGCATAGCCGGCGGTGTTGTTGGCCATGAGGTTGAACCGCGCAGACTCGACGCCGGCCGGCGCGGTCCACTCGAAAGCGCGCCGATACCAGACCGCTGCGGCCGGCATGTCTGCAGCTGCGTAGGACAGCGCGCCTAGGAACGCGTCAGAGCTGCTCGCAATGCGCAGCTTGGTGTTGTCGGCCGTGCCGTTGAAATCGGCGTCACGCCGGCAGTACAGAGCAATGCCGTAGCGCATACCGGGGACAACCGGCAGCAGCTCGCCGCGCGCCGTGCGTGCGCCCGTGCCGGCGTTCATGCGCAGCCGCCAGTTGCCCCAATAGGCTGCGGCGCTGTTCTCGCGCACCATGCCCGTGGGAAGCGTCCACGGCGTATCTGCGGCGCTCTCGAACCCGGCAGACAGCAGCCGGCGGATCTCGGCGCGCTGCAGCTCGACACGGCCGAACAGCGGGCGCTCGATGACGGTCACAGCCGGCCCCCCGCGTCCTCGTAGTCGCGGATCGCTTCGACGATCACGCGGCCGGTCTCGGCCGTGGCGTTCAGCGTGCTGACGCTGATCTGGTAGACCGGCGCGGCGCCGGCCGAGCTGCTGCGAGCTGCGCTGTAGCTGTTGAATGCGCTGTCGATCTCGGGCGTGGTCAGCACCGGGCTGAACCCGTCCCCCACGCGCGAGCTCAGCGCGCCCATGGCCCCGTCGACCAGGCCGGCGTTACGCGTCAGGCCGAGCACCAGACCCTGCACGGTGTTCTTACCGAACCCCATGAACAGCCGGCTAGGCGAGTGGATGCCGAGGAAGCTCAGGAAGTCTCCTACGGCGTTCTGCGCGATCTCTAGCAGCGCTGCGCCGACGCTGCCGGCAGCCTGCCCGAGACCACGCACCAGGCCGCCGATCAGATCCACGCCGGCTTGGATGAGCTGCGGCACGAGACCGATCAGCGTCGAGATCATGGTGGGCGCGAGACCGATCAGCGCGCTGATCAGCTGCGGGATGATCTTGGGCAGCGCCTGCACAATGCCGGTGAACAGCTGCACCGCGCCGTTGATCAGCGCCGGGATCATCGAGATAACCGACGACAGGATGGACGGCAGCAGCTGCAGGATGCCGGTCAGCAGCGCGGGGAGGATGATGGGCAGCGCCTGCACCAGCGCCGTGAACAGCTCGATAGCGCCCTGCAGGATGCCGGGGAGCATCGACACGATCGACGCCACCAGCTGCGGCAGCAGACCGACCACGGCCGTGATCAGCGGGGGGATGATCACGGGGATAGCGGCCACCAGCTGCGTGAATACCTGCACGGCCGCGTCGAGAATGACGGGGATCATGCCCAGCAGCGTGGTGAGCAGACCGGGGAGCAGCGTCACCAGCGTGGTGATGATCGACGGGATGACGGTCACCAGGGCGGTGACCAGCTGCGTGAACATCTGGACGCCGGCAGCGAGCAGCTGCGGGACGAACGCGGCCAGCTGCGCCACCATCTGCGTGATGAACGAAAGCACGGCCGTGAGCAGCGCCGGCAGGATCAGCGGCAGCGCCTGAGCCAGCGCCGTGAACAGCTGCACCGCGCCGTCGAGCATGGCCCCACGGCCGGCCGTCAGACCGGCCACCAGGCTGTTGAGACCGCCGCCGGCGATCCAGCCGGCTGCAGCCTGCACGCCCGAGATCACGGCCGGCAGCAGGCCGGCGAACAGCGCGCCGAAATCGAGCGACGACGTGCCGTTGAGCAGACCGAACACGAAATCCGCGAACGCGTTCGATGCGCCGGTGATCGACGCCGTGACGCTGGCGAACCAGTCGCTGCCCTGCAGCTTGTTGAGCAGCACGCCGGCCGCTGCGGTCACGGCCGTGAACGCCGGCAGCAGCGCCGTGCCGAACGTGGCGAACAGGTTTTCCGCGCCGGCAGCCAGGCGCTGCTGCGCGCCGGCCAGCGTGGTGCTCTCGCGGGCGAATGCGCCCTGAGCGTCGGCGGTCTGCTGATACAGCAGCGCGAGCGTGGCCTGCAGCTTCGCGTTCTTCTCGGCCTCGCCGGTGAGGCCGGTCAGCCCCATCTCGGCCATTTTCGCCTGCACGGCTGCCTCGTTGATCGACACGCCGTAGCGCTCGATCGGGTCACGTTCGCCGCGCAGCAGCGACGACAGGGCGCTGACGGCATCCGACGTACTGCCACCGAACTGCGCCGAGAGATCCGCGCCGAGTCCAATCAGCTCATTGGTCTTGCCGGCCAGCGCGGCGCTCTCCACGCCCATGTTGCGCAGCTGCGAGCCGAGCACGGTAGCCAGGCCGGCATACTCGGATTTAGCCAGGCCGACCGCGCCGGCCGCGCCGTTCGCCCACTGCTGCATCTGCGCCGCGTTGCCCTTGAACACGCTGTCCATGGCCCCGAGGTTCTGCTGCAGCTCGCTGGCGCTCTTGACGCTCTTAGCGACGCCGGCCCCGATCGCGGCAGCCGTGACGGCTGCAGCTGCAGCTGCAGCTGCGCCCCACTTGCTCAGCGAGCCGGTGGCCCCGCCGAGCTTGCTCTGCAGGTCGCGGGTATCCCCGAGGATCGACACGATTACGGTGTTCTTGGCCATGGCGGCGCTAGTGTCCTCTCGGGGGAAATCTGGGGGCCGGCCCCGACGTGCTGGGGTAGCTGGGGGTATCGGGGCCGGCCGGTCAGGGTGACATGTCTAGGACATGTCCGCCGGCTATCTGCGCCGGCTGTTGCGCTTGTTCAGCTCGCGCACGATCGCGTCGCGCTCCGCGATCGTCAGGCGTTCATATGCGGCCGGGTCCATGCCCAGCTGCACGATGAACTGCGCCTTTAGGCGGGCGCGTTCTCGGGCGAGCTGTCGCCGTTTCCCTCGGCGCTGCTCTCGGCGTCGTCGGCCTCGGGAGCGTCGAACCCGAGGAAGCTCTGCGCCTCGCTCATGGACGCCTGCAGCGCCGCGTTGAACGTGAACGTGGGCTGCCCGTCGCGGCGCTTGGCCACCATGTAGAGCGCTGCCAGGAACTTGCCCTGGGGGGTGCTCTCGGACACGCTGCCGATCGCGACGCCGCTCAGATCCTCGATCGCTGCGACCTCGCCCAGCGTGAGCTGATCCAGGTCGAACTTCTTGGCCTTGGGGGTTTCGGTTTCCATGTGGGTGCCCTCTCTAGAGCTTGTGCTTACGCATCAGTTGGTCGATGCCGGTCTGCAGCTCGCTGACCAGCTGGGATTGGGCACGGCGCAGCGCGTCCACCAGGAACGGCTGCGCTCGGCTGCCCGTGTGGGGGTTGCCGTAGTGGACGACGCCGGCGTGTGCTCCACGCTTGGCGTAGCCGGCGCGCACCACGGCTTTGGTGCGGCCTCGGCCGGCGCGCAGCGTGCCGGCCAGCTCGCCGCTCTTGGCCGGCACGCGCGCGTTGGCTATGACGATCGAGCCGAGCCGGAACATGAGATCCGGGAGGTCGGCGCTCTCGTCGCCGGCGGCGCGCAGCTTCGCGTTCAGCTCTCGCAGTCCGTCGATACGGATGCCGCGGTTCTGGTACTCGGCCACGCGCCGCCCCGCTTACGCGCCGGTGTCCATCGTCGGCTCGCCGTCGATCGGGAACTCGTAGTCGAACGTGAACGCCGACTTCGGGTCCGTGGACGCCTCGCCGCCAATGGTCGGCTTGGGGCCGATCGTCAGCGTGCCGACGAAGTGCGGTTCGGTCTCGGACGGCACAGCGTTGCCGTGCGGCGCGATCGTGTAGGGCACGTTCTCTTCGCCGCTGTTCTCCCACACGTAGCGCCAGAACGCCGCCGTGTCGGTGGACTGGATCGCGGACCCGCGCAGGAAGAACTGCCGGCCCCCGCCCTCGGCCGCGTCCTCGAACGTGACCACATCGGCGTCGGCCTCCTCGTTCTCGATCGTCCAGCTGATCACGTCAGCCGAGCGGTCGGTGCCGGGGCTGCCGAGGGTCAGCTGCGGCTTGCGGTTGCCACGGATACGGGTACTGCCCATGGGGGTCTCTCTCTCTTGGGTGGACTGTCTAGGACATGTCAGGGGAATGTCACGCCGCCGGCGGCGACGCTCAGGGCGGTGGCCAGTACCTCGGCCCCGTTCAGGTCTTGGATCTCGGGGCGCTCGATCCGCTCGACCAGCCAGCCGGCGCTCAGCAGCCGGCGCTGCACGCTCTCGATCCGCTCATCCAGCTGATCGGTCTCGTCGGCGTTCATGCTCGGCTGCGTGAGCAGCACGACGCCGAACCGCACGATCGAGCTGCCGAACGTCTGATCTGCCTCCACGTAGGGCGCGCCGGCCATGACGAACGCGGCCGGCAGCTGCACGCGAGCCGGCACGTGGTCGTAGGTCGTCAGCTCGACCGGCGAGCCGGCCACGTCGTCGGCCAGCTCGCGGCGCAGATCCCCGAGCACGCTCATGCGAACCCGAGCGGCAGGAAGGGCTGCAGGATGACGCGCGCCACGTTCATGGGGTCTTTGGCGACGCGCAGCGGCGTGCCGGTGGCATCCGCGAACTGCGAGATCCCATTGGGCGCTTGGCGCTTGTGGAACAGCTCGCTGCCGGCCTCGATGATCGCGCGCTGCCGGATCGCGGCCGGCACGGTCGTGGTGGTGCCGATCAGCTGGCCGACGAGAGCCAGAGCCTCCGACGCGCATCGCTGCACGAACGCGTCATCGACGGCCACGTGGCGCGCTTCGGGCGTCACGTAGGCGCGCAGCTGCTCAGTGAGCTGCTGCAGCTCGGTCTGCTCTGTGCTCTCGTCGGCCATGTCTTACTTGCCGTCCTTGACGCCGGCCGGCAGGGCCGCGACGACGGGCACGACAGCGGCCGGGATCTCGGTCGCGTTGGCGGCGTAGTAGTACACGCCGAACCGCTTCGACAGGTTCACGATGTTCTCGTCCGCCAGCTCGACCACGGGGCCGTTGTACTGGCGGATCGCCTCGCCGTTGACGAACGCGGCACGGTCGGCTGCGCCCTTCAGGTCGAGTCGAACCGTGACGCCGGCGAGATCGCCGCCGAGGGTCTTCGCGTTGATCCGGCCCACGGTGTTGTCGCCGGTGCCGCTGACGACCATCAGCGGCCGGTTGGCGCTGTCCTTGAGGCTCGCCAGCTCCTTGAACCGGTCCTTACCGGCCACCAGCGCGTCGAGCGACAGGCCGAGGTCAGCGAACCATTCCGCGCCGTCGATGATCGCGCCCAGCCAGTCGATCCAGTCGGTCGCGTCCTCGACCACGGCCACGCGGTCGGGATCGGCCATGTTGGCGGTCACCAGGTCGGCGTAGTGCTTGCGCAGCACGGCAGCCTTGCGACGGCCGGCGCGCAGCGCGAGGGCGCGCAGGTGGAGGTCGAGCACGTTCACGTTGGTGGTGCGCTCGATCTTCTGGCGGGACAGCTCGACGTAACCGCCGTAGGTCTTGATCTCGGCGTGATCCACGTCGAGCGAGATCGAGCCAGACGTGAGGTCGTCGCCCTCGTTCTCCTGCTCGTCCACGTCCACGGTGTCGGATTCGAGCACGCCGTATTCGAGCTGCAGCCCCTTGGACGGCAGCACGCCGGTGCTGAAGATCGAGCCGAGCACGTTCGGCGCTTCGATCAGGCGGATGGTGTCGCCCACATACTGCGGCGTCAGGATGCCGTCAGCAGCCACGCCGCCGGCATAGGCGCGTTCGATCATGCCCTCGTACTCGCGGATCGCGTCGGCGTCGCCGCGCACCAGGTCGCGCAGCCACGCGCCGGCGCTGCGCTCGTCAGCGACCGGCTCGGCGGCGCGCTGCTGGCCAGCCAGGGCCACCTGGCGGCCGAGATCCTGCACCTGCTCGCGGATCTCGCGGAGGTCGTCGCCGCGCTCCTGCTCATCGTTCATGTTGGGGGTGTCCTCTCGACGGGGGTTGTTGTTGGTGGGCAGCTCGCGCACGCTCTCGACGCGCGCAGAGGGGTAGGCGGGGAAGGGGACCAGGGAGACCTCACGGACGCGCACGCGGTCGTACACGATCACGTCGCCCAGCTCGTCGCGCTCCACGTGCCACTCGACGGGATCGAACCCGATCGACAGGCCGTCCAGCACGCCGTCGCGGGCGAGCTGATACGCCTCGTCGCCGGCCGGCGTCGCGCTGATCTTGGCCGTGGGGTGCCATCCGGCCTCATCGTCGCGCGCCTCGGTCACAATGCCGATCGGGTCACGGTGCCGGCTGAACAGCTTGCAACCCTCGGCCTCGACGCTGCCGGGGGCCAGTCGCTCGCGCTCTCCCCAGATCGTGATGGTCTCGCCGTAGGGCACGCCCACGCCGCTGATCGTGCGGGTCTCGGCGTTGACGGCCGCGCGCACGTGCAGCTCGCGGCTCTCTCGGGTCTCAGTCATGCGGTCGGGGTCTCCTGGCTCGGGGTCTCGGCGTCGTCGGGCAGCGGTGCCCATCCCTCGATCTCGCGGACCTCGGGCACGGTCAGGAAGCCGGCCTCAATGGCCGTCTTGTAGCTCGCGTATCGCGTCGTGGTGTCGGCGCGCAGCAGAGCCTCGATGTTGAACCGGGCGCGACGCGCACCGGGCAGCAGCTCCGACAGGGCATCCTCGATCTCGGTCAGATAGCCCATGAGCGTGAACCGGACATATGCCAGCCAGTCCTGTTCCACGTTGCTGTAGCTCTGGCTGTTGCCCTCGACGGCGGCGAGCATGAGCGACGCCGGCGTGCCGAACAGCCGCGCGATCTGCGTCACGCTGAACTGCTGCGACTCGATGAACTGCACGTCCTTGGGGCTGAGGAAGATCGGCCGGTAGTCGAGTCCCTGCCCGAGCACCACGACGCCGTTTTTCTGGCCGGCGTTCTCGTTCCAGTGCTCCTTGGCCATGGCGGCCGTGTCACGCGTGATGTTCTGATCCGACTTCAGCACGCCGGTGGGCACGCCGCTGTCGTCCAGCCAGGCAGCCGCGTAGTCGCGGGTGGAGATCGCGCCGCGCAGATCCGGCTGCGCAGCCTGCACGGGGCCGAGACCGTAGGCCGAGCCGGGAACGCGCAGCAGCGTGACGTGCATCACGTCGCGGGGCTGCAGCTCGCGGTTGCGGTAGCTGTACTTGGTCACGTGGCCGGCGGCATCCGTGTGAATGCGGACCTGCAGCGGGTTGAGCACCGGCAGAGCGATAGGCTGCCCGAACGCGTCACGCACGATCTCGGCGTAACCGTTGCCGGTGCTGGCCATGGACACCACAACCTGCTCGATCCAGCTGCTGCGCGTGGACTGCGGGTCAGGCCGGCGGGTCAGGGGGTGATCCTCGACCATGCGGCCGTAGCGCGTGGTCTCGATGCTCAGCTGCTTGGCGCTGATCGCGTGGATCTGGATAGCCCGATAGACCATCGAGATCCCGAACGCGTCGGCCACGGTTACGGTCCCGAGAGCAGCCGACCGGCTCGGCGCTGTCACGCCGGTTGTCGGGTTGTCGCTGCTCGCGCTTCGGCTACTGCCGGTCAGCCACTCTCGGATGCGTCCCACGTGAAGAATGGTCACTCAGCTGACCACGTGGGCGGTAATTCGGACGCGCGGCCATTGCCACGGCATCGCTAGGTAAGTGATTTATGTCACGTGACTGGACATGTCCTAGTCATGTCCACGTGTCCTAGAACATCTGCAGCGAGTTGTCGCGGTGGTTCTCGCAGAGCTGCACGCCGATCACGTGCGACATAACGCCGTCGATCGACGCGCTGGACGCCTGCCGGCTGATCTTGAAACCGCCGTCGCTGTCCTTCCGCTTGGTGAGCGGGATCTGGTGGGCGAGCAGATCGTGGCCGGGGTGCGCCAGGCGCTGCTGCTGCAGCTTCGCGTAGAACAGCGCGCTGCCGTTCATCACGTCGGCTATGCCGGCCATGGTCGTGGGGATGCCGCGCAGCTCTAGCTCGCGGCCGAGGTCGCGCAGCGTGAAGCTGTCCATGCCGAACGTGGCCGGCCGGTGCGCAGCGTTCAGCTGCTCGCACAGCTCGACCAGGCGCGCGAGATCCGGGCGCACGATCGACGCCACCACGTCGCAGTAGATCCGGCCGTCAGGGCGCTTACCGAACGCCGAGATCGTGGCAGCCGACCAGTCGGGCGTCCGGTCGATCGTGAAGATAGGCGCGACGCCCTCGGGCCAGTCCTCGCGCACGAAGTTGTCGTGCCACATGGCTGCCGTGATGAACTCAGAGACCGACTGCACGAACCTGTTCAGCCGGTAGCGGATCGCGTCCGACTTCGGCATGGATCGAACCTCGATCAGAGCGTTCTCTAGATCCACGCGGCCGGATGCCACGGACGGATTGGCGCGGGCCAGCTCGCGGCCCAGCTCGTCGTCGTCATCGGGGATCTCGGCCGCGTCGGCCTCCCACACGTAGAACCCGAACCGGGCATCCGCGCCGGCGTCGATCGCCTCAGATCCCTGCTCGTACAGGTGCAGCAGCAGCTCGCTGTTCTCGTCGCCGGCGGTCGTGATCCCGACGACGAAACAGTTAGGCCGGCCGCCCATACCGTTGACCAGATCGAACCAGAGCGCGCGCGCGAGAATGTGCAGCTCATCGACCAGGCCGGCGTCGATCGGGATACCCTGCAGCGCCGCCGACTTGGCGGCTTTGATCTCGTACTGCCCGCCGTCCTTGGTCTGAATGCCTCGGGTCTCGGTGAGCGCCCGGAAGCGCTGCGCGAGCTTCGGCGTGCCCCTGATCGCGCGCATGGTGCGCTTGTAGACTAGGCGCGCCTGCTCGGCGCTCGACGCGATCCCCACGACGTTGGGGGCGGCTTTCATCAGCAGCGCGAACAGCCCGATAGCTGCGGCTATCTCGGTCTTGCCGTTCTGCCGGCCGAGACTGATCACAACCTGACGCCAGCGCAGCTGACCGGCTCGACGGTGGCCGGCGGGGTACAGCTCTAGCACGTGGCGCACGGCCTGCTCTTGCCACGCTTCGAGCGCGTAGCCGAACGCCGCGAACCAGATCAGCCGGAACAGATCGCGGTAGCCGTCGAACGCGCTCGGGAAATCGGCGCTCAGGGGCGGCGTGTAGCGCCTCGGGGGCCACGGCGCGATCTCGGGGTATGGCTGTGACATGGACATGTCTAGGCCATGTCCCCACCGGGCAGCTGCAGCAGCTCGCGCCAGGTGTGCCGGCGCATCCGGCCGACGTGCTGGCCGGCGTTGACCGGCTGGCAGAGCGGGGCGGGCGGGATCTCGGCCGGCGTCGGGGCTGCCAGGATCGCGTCGAACGTGCCGAGATCCTGGCCGGCCCGCTCTGCCAGCCGGTCAACGTCAACCCACGACAGCGCCGCCGGCGGCGTGTAGATCCGCGCCGGCGGGATCTCGGGCAGGCGGATGCCGGCGCGGCGCGCCAGATCCTCGGCCGAGGGCAGCGCGTCGAGCGCGGCCACGAACTTGGACATGTCCAGGGACACGTCAACTGTCACGACGCCGAGCTGAGAGCCGGCGGGATGCCGGCGCATGGCGGCGCGACGCGCTCGACGGTTCAGCCAGCGCACCGGCCGGCTGTCGTGCCACGCGTCCGCCAGGCGCTCGACGGCATCAGCGAACGCGACGACGGCCGGCAGCAGCCAGCCGAACATGGCGGCGTGCAGCTCATCGACGGCGCGCTGCAGCTCGGCGGCTGCAGCTGCCAGGCTGCCAGGCTCGGGGGCCAGATCCTCCCACGCCTCGACGTAGGCGGCTCGCGCCTCGGCCGGCGGATGCTCGGGGCAGGGCCAGCGCAGCGAACCGTCGCCGCTCGGGCACGTGCAGCGCGTCAGCTCGGGGGCGCTCATGCGTCGGCCGTCCACACGCCGCCCAGCTGCTCGAACAGCGACGGCCCCATGGCTGCCTGCCGAGCTGCGCCGGCCGGATCGGTCGGCTGCTGCGGCTCGCCAGGCCGGCGGTTGAGCAGCGCCCGGTGGATCAGGGTGAACTGCGAGATCAGGGCGGCTTGGAACGTGCCGGCGTCGAGCTGCTTCGCGATCGTGCGCAGCGCCATGAGCTGCGGCGCGTCAGCGGCCGTCAGCCACTCGGCCCCCTCCTTCTGGAACAGCTCGACAGCTGCGATCCAGGTCGAATTGGGGTCCAGCTCGAACGGTTCCGGCTCGGTCGTGGTGGTATCGCTCATTCTCAAATATTTCTGACTCTGATCTGGTGAAAATGCCAAC